ACAGGAACTGTTTATGTCTACAATCCTGATGGTACGGGTGAAGTTAAGATTAATCCTGCAACACCTTTGGCAAATAGAAACTTTGGTCGTAGTGTCGCTGGTGGTGCTGGTAAGATTGCTGTTGGTTGCCCCTTCTCCGATCCTGGAGGAAGCACTAACAAAGGTGAAGCATTCCTCTTTAATTTAGATGGCACGGGTGAAGTAAATCTTACACCTCCTAGCACCGTTTCTACTAGTGATTACTTCGGTTGGTCTGTAACGATCGGTGAGGGTAAGGTTGCTGTCGGCGCTTACAATGATGAAAATACTGGAGAACCTAGTGGTTCTGGTACAGTAACGGTCTACGACCTCGATGGAACTAATCCAACTGTATACACTTCTGGTGAAGAGTCTAGTAGTGATCAATTTGGTTATTCTGTTGCTCTTGCTAATGGTAATCTCTATGCTGGATCTCGTTATAAGAGCGTCAATGTTACTAGATCTGGTGCGGTATATATTGTTAATCTCGCAGGTGGTCCTGGCGTTCTTGTCTGGGGTGCTAAATTGGCAAGTAATGTTCTTGGAACATATACTGCAGATTCTGGAGAAGTCTTCTACGCGAACGCAGAATTCAATATCAAGAAGTATTCGATTAGTCTACTTCAGGGATATATTGAACAAGCACTGAAGAATCAACTGGTAAGTCCTTCTGAAAATGCATCATTCCTCAAATATTATGATGCTGCAGTTGATGTAAATTACAATGCAGATAGTGTATTTGGTGTAGTTAGAACCAGTCTGGGAATTATTACTGAACAATTGAAGTCCAGCACATATTACACAACGGTTACGGGTGTAAATGGTATCACATTACAGACTAAGGTCTATGGTGATAGAGATATCCCCGTTGGCATCTCTGGTGAACTTGGTGGATCTGACTTTATCTACGCGACAAACTCTAACTCTCGTGCTGAAATTCAGTCTATTGTAGAGAATGAAGCGAAAATTGTTAAGGTCTACAAGAGATTCCGTGTTGCAAACGCTTCTGTTCAGGATGGTCCATTCCCAATGAATCAAACTGTTCAGAAGCAGGGTGATCCTTCTGTCACGGGTGTTATTTACGCAACATCTTCTGATGATAACTTCACCTACTTTGATATTGAGGTAACCGCAGGCACTTGGACTGTTAATGACACAATTGAAGCGACAACTGGTGATCCTGCTCCTACTGCGGCGATTGATGGAACGTCTACGATCGAAGATCGATTACATGTTATTGATCTGAAGGGCGGATTTGTTACTGATATTCCTTTCAAAGGATTTACTAGTGGTGCAATTGCTGATCCTGTTACGTTCACGCGCAATGAGGCAGCAGTTACCTCAAATACTGGTGGTGTTCTTACCGTTGATACTGAGACTCTCGTGGGTCAAATGGAACTCAATTCTGTTGTTTATCCTGCATCTTCTAAAGAATATCTCCTTGTTAATAAGTATGCTGGTCTCGATCTCAATGTTGGTGATAAGATTGCCTCTACGGGTCACATCAGATTGCTCTTTAGTTATGTTTCTGCTACCGATTTCAGAACATTTGCTGCAGGCAATAAAGTACATAAGCAGATTAATGGTAACAAGCAAGAGGATGTCTATGGTTACATTTCTGAAGTAGATAATGAGAATAACTACCTGTATGTTGTTCCCGTTGAAGGAACCTTTGCTAATACAGATGTGATTGGTGATTATGGTCTTGGTGGCAATGAACTTCAGGGTCAAGCAACCATTACTACTAAGGTAGACTACGCGGGTGAAGGATCTGCAAGAGTTCAGGACATCAGAGATCAAGGTCTCAATAAGAGATTGTATCTCACTGAAATTGAGGGTGCATTTAGAGATAGAGATGGTATTCGTGGACCTGCTGGTTATCGTTCTATCGTCTACGAAAGAAAGATCATGAAGGCTCGCGTGAAGAGATACTTTAGAGGATTTGATGGAACTCAGACGATCTTCGATCTGACCACAAATAATGGCACTCCATACCTGCCTGATCCTGCTGGACACATGCTTATCTTCGTTAATGGTGTTCTGCAACCTCCTGGCGCTGCTGCCTCTTACACAGCGTTCTCTGATAAGATTCAGTTTACTGAAGCACCTGAACTTGGAGCATCGTTCACTGGATTCTATGTTGGTAAACTGAGACAACTCGATGATATTTCGTTTGAGTTTGACTCTCTGCGCCAGTCCTTCAACTTGAAGCGTAATGATTCTTTCTACTCACTCACGCTCACGGATGGTGTACAATCTTCCACCATTCGCCCAGAGAATAACATCATTGTTTCTGTTAACGGTGTTCTTCAGGAACCTGGTGTTGGTTTTGAGATTGTTGGTTCTAGAATTATCTTCTCAGAGATTCCTCGCGTTGGATCCACATTTGTAGCATTCTCTTATGTTGGTTCTGAAGCGGACGTTGACGCGGAGGTGGTCGTTCCTCCCGTTGAGATCAACGACCTTCTCACGATTGAAGGTGAAACTGAAGATCGTGAAGTTGCGGTTATTGAGTCTTCTAACTCCTTGATCACGTTTGATTATCTGGGATCTGTCTTTGGACAAGGTGCAATTGCAAATGCGAATCTGACCTCTGGTTACATCACTACTGTTGGTGTTACCTCTGGTGGATCTGGTTATAGCAGCAGACCAACCGTAAGACTTGATTCTATCTCTGGTTTTGATGGTTCTATTAAGGCACTGGTTGGTGTTGGTAACGTTACGATTCAGAACGTTGGTTCTGGATATGAAGAACCAAGAGTTGAGGTTCAGAGCACTGTTCCCGATGATTGGACTGCTCCTGACATTAGTCAGTATGGTGAAGAAATAGTTGATCCAGAGATCCTATAAATAACTAAAAAATGTAGCGAGTAATGACTAAGCAATCACTTAATGTCGGCTCTGCCGCGAATGATAACACTGGTGATACCCTACGAAGCGGTGGTCTTAAGATCAATGGAAACTTTGATGAACTTTATGCCGCAATTGGCGACGGAAGTACTGTTGGTATTTCCGTTGCTAACCCAGGAGTAGGGCAAGTATTGAGATATAACGGTACGACTTTCGCACCTGCAAATTTTAATGCTTTGACATCTGCCTTGGATGTTGCTGGTAATAACATTACTTCTTCAAGTAATGGTAACATTACTCTTGCCCCCAATGGAACGGGTGACGTTAGAGTTACAGTTGGCACTGTCACATCAATTTTTGATGGGGCAACTGGAAACTTTGATGTTGGAACAACAATTTCGTATAAGAATGAATATACGGCAATCGGTAATGCTCCTACCGCTGCATCGTATCCTGGATACTTTTTTACCGTTGACGGTGATGATAATCCGTATGTAAATATCAATATTACTGCTGGCGGTGCAGGAGATGTAAGAGCAAAGTTAGCAACTGAATATTCTAGTATTGACCTCCTAAGTGACGTTGATACCACTACTGCAGCACCTACAAACAACCAGGTCTTGAAGTGGAATGCTTCTACCAGCAAATGGATTCCTGGTGATGACGTTGCTGGTGCTGGTGAACAGAATATCTTTGCTACTGTTGCTGGAGACTCGGGAAGCACCACTGCAAATACAGCATCTGATACACTAACAATTGCTGGTGGAGCTAACATTACAACAGCAATTACTGGAGATACAGTTACAGTTTCTTTCTCTGGAACAGTTGTTTCTAACCTTTCCAGTCTTACTGATACTGATCTTACGGGAATTACTCAGGGTGATTCATTGTTCTGGAATGGAACTAACTGGGTAGTTACTCGTAGTCCAATCACCTGGTGGGAACTGAATTCATCTGGTTCTAATCATTACACCTTTAATGGTCCTGGATTTAGTGGTCCTACTAATGATCCTACATTATATGTCATGCGTGGTATGACCTACGCATTCGACAATAGTGTTCAGGGCGGTGCTCACCCATTTAGAATTCAGTCAACTACAGGTTTGTCTGGAACTGCGTATACGACTGGTCAATCTGGTAGTGGCACAGGTGTTCTATATTGGACTGTTCCTATGGACGCTCCTAACACCCTTTATTATCAATGCACCATTCATACTCAGATGAATGGCACTATCAACGTAATATTCTGATATAAATGGCAAGAACAGTTCCTGGATCTGGTGCCGTCATCGAACCAATCTTTGATGAGATTTTCGGTGTTCGGGCGGTAAGAGTAAAAAACGGAGGAAGTGGATACGTTCAGAGCGATCCACCTAGATTGATCATTGAAGGTTGTGGTACACCTGATGTGGAGGCATTGCTGTATCCTATTATTGATGATGTTTCTGGGAAAATTGTTCATGTTCGTGTTCTTGAAAGAGGACGTGGATATGATCCTTTAAGACTTCAAATTATTCCAGAGCAAGAAACCCCAACTGTTGTATCATCATTTGATATCAACAGAATTTGGCAGTCTCATCCAAACTCTCTTGCAAGAGGAACGTTTCAAACCACTACAGATAGACTTCGTATTGAGTCTGATAATCATCCTAAACCCACCCCTATCCTTGCTGAGAGAGCACCTAGTGGTGGTCCCTTAGTAGATCGTTCATTTGATCAAGTATTCATTTATAGGGGTGGTAAGGACGTACCTAATCCTGGAACTCGTTTAGATCAGAAAGATAAGGTAACGGGTATTCTTGCTAATGGTGGATTATTGCATACTCCAGAATGGGGTGCTGATGGTGGAGCACCTGCCAACTTTGCTCTGGATAGCGTAAAGTATGATTACGTTAAAAACAATAGCATTTACGATACAGTAACAGAAGGAAATGTTCGTTACTATCAGTCATCTAAAACTATCGATGAATTTGCACTGAAGAACGGTGTATTTGATTGGGGGGCATTAAAGCAATTTACTTGGAATACTAAGGTTGAGTTTGATAACATCATGCTCACAATTTCAAATGTTGATGAAACTCTAGGTAACATTGAAATTGGTAGAATTGTTGATGAAGTTGGTGGTGGTGCTAGAGGAGAGATTGCAAAGATTATTAGAAATAATCTGAATCAAATTACGAACATTTATCTTAGAAATGTATCTACAGGCGCACAATTTTCCGAAGATGATAGATGCTTAGGTTCTAATGGATTTACGTTTATTATTGAAGAAGAACCTAGGACTTTTCCTCTCGGTATTTTCTATATTGATTTTGGTCCTGATGCTGAAGAGTTTGGTCCGTTTACAGCAGGACAGTATTATTTTTCACCAGAAAATATTAGAGTTCAAAGAAATTATCTGATTAGATGGAATCAGTCAGACTCTACTAATCAACCATCTGAGGTCCATCCAAATGGACACCCAATGCAGTTCAGCACAACTCCAGATGGTGTCCATAACCAGACTCCTGGAAGTATCTACTACAATAGTACAGGAGCATCTGCAGCACCATCTGCTGATTATGAAAATGAGTTTCAACCCATTTTCATAATGAATGCCGATGAAACAAATCGCATTTATTATTTCTGTAAGAGTCACCCAGATATGTCTGGGTATGATGGGCATGAAGGATATATGATTTTAGATCCAGAGGTTGAAGATGAACCTCTGGTCAATAATTATTATGCACAAAATTATTATCAATCTGATGTAAATGATGCTGCTACGATTGATAAATCGCGTCATGTAGATGGTCACTCAAAAGTTCTGGGTATGTCCTTTGATGGATATCCAATTTATGGTCCATATGGATATAATTCTAGTGGAACAGTTGCTAGAGAAGTATCATCTTTCCGATTGAAGACTGGTGCTGAAATTACAGGTGGTCGTCCTTCAGTAACTACAGCAGGAAACGTAACTTATGCTGTGACCGTTGATGCAGGTAAGTTCAATTTTGATGCATCTGTTCCTTCACTATTAAATCTTGAAAGAGGAAAAACCTATATTTTCAATCAAAATAATGTTACTAATTTTGATGAATTTTTATTATTCTCTGAAACTGAAAATGGGTGGCATTCTACTGGCAATTCTGCTGATATTGGTGACACGAATTATATTTACCAATTAGGAGTTGAATATTATCTTGATGGATCTGCAGTAGCACTATCTCAATATATTACCAACTTTAATAGTTCAACTACCAGAGAAATTAGATTCACTGTTCCTGCAACAGCACCAAGACTTCTTTATATCTTTGCATACTCAACTACCAACCTTGGAATCAGGACAGTTCAAGATGGATATCTTCTTGGTGATTTAGTTGAAGATTATATTTACGATTCTACAGTCGGCACTCTTGACGCTTACAATGGTAAGTTTGGTGTAACCCCCGAATACCCTAATGGTACCTATGCATATTTTATGACAGAGGACTCCAATGGTGATCCCGTATACCCATATGCCATTGGACCTAGAATGTATAGTACACCTTTGTTTGAAGGTGATGTCGTTCCTGCAATTGTAGATACATTCCCTGCTGGTGCAAGTGGTCAGGTAGTATTGGACGATGCTGGCAGAATTTCTTATATTAAGATGACTTCTAATGGTGACAACTATTTTGGTCCTGCAAAAGCAAAGATTCTTGGTGGTGAGGGAACTGGTGCATTAGCAACTCCAGCAGTTCAAACTGTAACTGGTTTATCTCTACTTAATCCTGGTAGAAGTTATCAATCTGCACCCACACTTATCTTTGAAGGTGGTGGTGGACAAGGTGCTCAAGGATCCGCTAAAATTGATCAGAATGGTAGAGTTACTTCTATTTCACTGTCTGATCCTGGTGAATTTTATCAAGAAGCACCATATATCTTATTGACAGGTGGTGGTGGAACAGGGGCAAAAGCAGTTGCTACTATTGATCAAGGTTTAATTACTGGTATTACAGTTACCGAAGAGGGTCAGGGATATACTTCTGCACCTAATGTAGTTTTCAATCGTCTTGTAAATCTTAAGAGAAAGAATCGTGCTCGTCAGGCATTTAATTCTTATGCAATTTATCTAACAGGTATTACTAAAACTGTTGGAGCAGCAGATAATGAAATTTTTGTAAAAAGTACTTCGTCTTTTCCTGGATCTGGAGAACTCATTCTTGAATATGAAACTATCTCATATACTGCAAAGACTGATGAAAGTTTTAGTGGTCTAACTAGAGGTGTAAATTTCAAATATGATCAGAGAGTTATTCTTGACGATAGTCAGAATGATCAGTTTGGAATATCAACTTATAAATTTAATGTTGGTGATAGACTTATCAGAAGAGTTGAGAGTGCTACAAGTAAAGTTGCTAAAGTTTATGATTGGGACCCCGCAACTAGAGAACTTTTAGTAACCTTTGAAGTTGACGAACTGGCATTTATTGATGGTGGTATTCCTTCCACCGAAGATAATATTGTTCAATTTGATGCTGGTGTTGCAAACTCTAGCAGTAATTCAGATCTGCCACATGTTTTAGTGACTACTGAAGATGTAACTGATGTCATTACACTATTGACTGTACCTATTTCAACTCTCACTAATAGAAAATTTGAGGATGATGATGAACTTGACGGTGCTGGTGATGGTATTGCTGATTTGGTAAATACTGGAACATCCTTCGAGAATCAGATTAATCTCGATGGTGGCATTTTCAATTCACTTTATGGTATTGAAGAAACACAAGGTGGACAAAATACTACATTGTTTGCCCTTGGTGATGAAATTAAAGATGCTTCGATTCCATTTAGATATGCTTCAATGGCATCTGTAGGTGGACTTAATGAAGGTGTTGAACACAATGCTATTGCCAGAATTTATCTAGATGCTAATAGCGGCAATGGTCAAGACTTCAGCGTCAACGAAACTGTTACTGGTGCTGTTTCTGGTATTCAAGCAACTGTAGTTTCTTGGGATCCTAACGAATCTATTGTTACGGTTCAAAACATTGTTCCATTTAATACAGGCAATGTTAATGTAGGTAATGCTGGATTCTTACATCAATTCTCTGAAGATTCTACAATTGTAGATGTTTATATTCAGAATGCTGGAACAAACTATACTGCAGCACCAACGATTACTTTTGAAAACACTGGAGATATTCAGGCAACTGGTACAGTTAACTTAACTTCTGCTGGAGACCAAGTTGCAAGCATTTCGATTACGAATGGTGGTTATGGTATTCCTCAAACCGTTGATGGCACATACAATCTTCACCCAACAATCACATTCACTAATGCAGGATCTGATACTACTGGATCTGGCGCAGCTGCATATGCAGTTATGGGTGGAGAAAATTTAGGTGGTAATGGTGGTGCTAATTACAGAATCAAGCGCATTGAGTATTCCACAAGCATCCGCTCGTAATCTTCATAAATAAACAAGAGGACAATAATCCCATAGGAAATGGCAGCTCTATTAACTGATCAATTTAGGATTTTTTCTGCGAAAAAATTCATTAAATCTCTAGAAGGTCCTACCGCGACACAAAGCGATAGTGATGCTGGTGCTAATCGAGATCGACTTTATGTCTTTATCGGTAGACCTCAAGCATGGGATAATGAAAACTCTCCACCTCAAGCAGTGGATTCGTTTTCAGAATTCTCAAATTCTTACGATGATATGATCTCTTTGAAGCGTGTTCTCGCTTCAGATACCGTTCAAGTTGTTCGTCGTATTGATTGGGTTACTCCCGAACAAACCACTGGTGGTTTGGGTTTTACCTATGACATGTATCGTCACGATTATTCTCCTTCTAAGACTGCTTCCTCTGGTGCTACCAAACTTTATGATTCTGACTTTTATGTTGTGAATTCACAATATCAAGTCTATAAGTGCATTTACAATGGAACCTCGCCATCCGATCCTAATGGGAAACCTTCTACAGTTGAGCCTACTGGCACTTCCACTAGCATCATCACTACTGGTGATGGATATCGTTGGAAATACATGTATACCATTCCTGTTGCCTCAGTCCTCAAGTTTTTCTCCAACGATTACATGCCTGCGTTCACAAACGACGCAGTAAAAACAAATGCTGTCGCTGGTGAAATTGATACAGTTGTAATTAATTCTGCTGGTTCTGGTTACAACAACGGCACCTATGATAATGTCGCTATCAATGGAGATGGCACTGGTGGTCGTGTTTCTATCGTTGTTGATGGTGGTAAGATTATTTCTGCTACTGTTACCTCTGGTGGAACAGGATATACCTTTGGACAAATCAGTATTGGTAATATTCAGGGTATTGGAACAGGAACTGCTGGTGAAGTTGATGTTATTATTCCTCCTCCAAACGGACACGGTTTTGATCCCACAATTGAGTTGGGTGCTTTCCGTGTAATGATTAACGCCAAACTTTCTTATGATGAAGGTGCTGGCGACTTCCCCATTGATAACGACTATCGTCGTATTGGTTTGATTACTAATCCATTGACATTTGGAACGTCTGAGTTGCTTGCATCTCTTACAGTTTCTGCTACAAAAGCAGTTATCTTCTCTCCAACCTTCCAAGGTAACTATGTTCCTGATGAAATCATCACACAAACTCGTGTTGTTGGAGGAACTAACGTAACTGCTCGTGCTCGTGTGATTTCTTGGAATCCCACAACTAAGGTTTTGAAGTATTATCAGAACTCTGTTGATGGTATTTTCCCAGAAGTTACTGGTACACAAAATGAGTTTGATGGTTCTAACGTAATTAATGGTGGTGTTTCTGGTGCTGCTGGACAACCAGATGTGAACTTCCCCGCAGTTCCCAATTCTTCCTCCAGAACTATCAACGCTACTGAATATGACTTGGGTATGAAATTTAACAACGGGTATGCAAAACCCGAGATTGAACCAAACAGCGGTCAGGTTGTTTATATAGATAATAGGAGATCAATTAGTCGTGCAAACGACCAGGTAGAAGACATCAAAATCGTAATCGAATTCTAATGGCACAAAATACCAATTTAAACGTCACACCTTATTACGACGATTTCGATAAGGATAAGAATTTTTATCGAGTGCTGTTCCGTCCTGGATTCCCAATTCAGGCGAGAGAACTCACTACGATGCAGAGTGTCCTGCAGAATCAGGTAGAGACTATTGGAACGCACCTATTCAAAGATGGTGCAATGGTCATTCCTGGTCAGGTAGGTTACGATCTAGATGTTC